TTCAAAAATAGTGTAGATCTAGCCGGTCAGTCTCTGGCTAAGGATGAAGATTCATTTGAAGCTAGTGATGCACCGGATGGAACTGAAAAGTCAGTTCAAAAGGAGATGACAATGTCGGAAGTACAAACTCCCGAAATCGACCTTGAGGCTTTTGCTAAGAAGGTAGCGGATGAGACTGCTGCTAAGATTGCAATTCGTCAAGCCGAAGAAAAAGCAGCCGCTGAAGCAGAAGCTAAAGCAGCACAAGACGCAGCCGAAGCTGAGCTTGCTAAGCAAGCAGAAGTTGAGTCTGTAATTAAAACTGGTATCGAGTCAGGCGCTGAGCGTCTTTTGGCTGATGTTGAAGCAAAGCTTCAAGAGAAAGATGCCAAAGTTGAAGAAGTTATTGCTCAGTACAAGACAGAGCTTGCAGAGAAGAGCGAAGAGCTTACAAAGATTCGTGAGTCAAAGCGTGTATTCTCTGACCGCGTAGACGGCGACGTAATGTCAAAGTGGGGCAAAGAGTTCATGTATGGCCACCTTCTCGGTGTAATGACTGGTAAGGGTTGGGATACTGATTACTCACGTGATTTGTTTGAAAAAGCTGGTGCTGGTTTCTCAGCAACTTCAACAAACCTAAGCCTTGCGACAGACGTATCTGCTCTGATCGAGAAGGAAATCATGCAAGAGCTTCGTCTTGCTCAGGCGTTCCGTGAAATTACAGTTAATTCTGAAACTACATTGATGCCTTTGCAGACTGATACTAACAAAGCTACTTGGGGCTCAAACGCGGCTACTTCTGGTAACCTCGAAAACCCAACAGGCTCTGACGGCTATCAACCTTCAAATGTTATCATGAAAGCAACCAAGTTGATTTCAACTACTTTCATGAACAACGAGACTGACGAGCAGATGCTCATCAACCTCATGCCTATGCTTGTAGAATCAGTAGCACGTGCCCACGCTCGCGCTGTTGACAATGCATTCATTAATGGTACATCAGGTGGTAACGAAGGCTTTGATGGCCTAGAAGCCCTAGGTGCAACTACATTTGATACTTCAGTATCAGCAGCAGCTCTTACTACTACAGCAGTAGATGCAGCTGACTTCCTTTCAGCTCGTAAGTTGATGGGTAAGTATGGTATGAATCCTTCGGATCTCATCTACGTTGTATCACAGAAGCGTTACTACGACCTCATCGCTGATGCAGCATTCGCTGACATCACTGACGTAGGTTCAGACGTTGCGACTAAGATCACTGGTCAAGTCGGTGCTATCTTCGGCACACCAGTAATCGTATCTGACCAGCTTGAAGCTGAAGCAGATAACGCAACTGTCGGTTATGCTGTAAACGTCCGTAACTTCGTTGTACCACGTCTCCGTGGTGTAAACGTAGAGCAGGACTACGAGGTAATGAACCAGCGTCGAGTAATCGTTGCTACTCAGAACCTTGGCTTTACTCAGCTCGCAGCTGACACAAGTGCTGACAAGTCAGTAGTTAAGCTCCTCTGCGTAGCTTAATAGCTAGCTAAATAAACTGGGGAGGGCTTCCTCCCCAAGTTTTTACTAATTGATTTATTATGGCAAATTTAATTACTCTTGCAGATTACAAACAGATTGAAGGCCTTACTAATCCTAAGGACGACTTTCGTATAAATCAACTTATTGATTCTGTAAGTCAATTAGTAAAAACTTATTGTGGAAATAGTATTGTAGATTACTATACTACTAATAAAGTAGAAACTTTTAATGTTGACTGGAATACTCATGTAGTTCAATTAACTGAAAGTCCTGTAAATACAATTGTTTCCGTAGAAAAAAGAGACTCCGTTACGGATAGTTACACGACCGTGGCATCTACAGAATATTATCTTGACACATCGACGGATAGCGTTCTATACGTAACGGGGTCCACCTATAAAAACTGGCCACGAGGTCCGGGGTCAGTAAAAATTACGTATACTGCAGGTTACTCAACTTGTCCTACAGATTTGCGACTTGCAGTTGTAGACTTAATTAAGTATTACATGAAAGATGAACATACTCAGCGACGTACTTTGTCTGGTGCTACTGTAGAAAATCAAGGCACGGGGGAAGGACGAGGATTTCCAGACCACATAAAACGTGTACTGGATTTGTATAAAAACTTTTAATGTCAGCATCTAATATTAGAGACGCATTAAAAGATTGCTATAAAGAGCTAAATACAAAGTATGCTCGTCGACAAATTGACAAACAAACTCAAATAGTATTAGTTTCTAGATTTAATTTAAGAGAAGCATTTATAGAAGCCTATGGGCGAGCAAAAATAGTTCAACCTGATTTAATGGATTTAGACTCAGCAGCGTTTAGTAATGCAGCAGCAGCAGCTTTAGAAGCTATAAAAAAGTATGTAAGAACAAGTAAAAGTGCTACTATTAAAAGTGAAGGAGTTACTTACATAAAATTTGTACAAAGAAGTGGTAGAAACACAATGCCCTTCATAAAAGCAAAGTTTGCAGGTAAAAAAGTATTAGAAGCAGAAGCAAAGGTTCCTTTAACAAGACAGGCTTCTATGGCAATCAATCAAAGTATTGTTCGGTCTCACGAAGGTGGAATGACTACAGGGATGCAACTTTTTGCTTCTATGTTTGATGAAATGAGAACACATCCTGATTTAGAAGGATTTGTTACGTCAGTAGAAGCAACTAGACTAACTGATAAATTTAGTTTAAATTTATACTTTGAAAAAGACCCTATTCGAAAAGGTAAGTTTATAATAAAAGCAGGTCAAAGAGTAATTTTAGAAGTATTAAAAAGCTCTGATAATCCTGCAGGCAGAAACGCCAATGACTGGATTTTAATTAAACCTAAACTAGAGACAGCGGCTGCTAAGTGGGCAAAGCGCGTTAACTGGCAAAATGAAAAAGGAAGTGCTACTCCTTCTGAAGAAATAGCAGAAAGGTCAACAAATAATTTAAAAAACACAATTTTAGTAAAAAGGTCAAGAAGACAGCCTTTTATAGTAACTGTTAAAGGTTTTCAAAAAGAAAAAACTTCTACTAAAAAACAAAGAGTAACATATACTCCTCCAAGGGACTCTAGAAAAACAAATTTAAAGTTTACTAGAAAAAGGTCTACAAAAGGGTTAAAAGATGTTCCTGCTTTAGGGGCTTCTGAAATAAATTTAAACAGATTATTGATTGTTTTAAATGATATTTTACCTCAAATAGTTGCTGATAATATGGGTTCTCCTGCGTTAAATTATAGAACAGGTAGATTTGCAGAGTCGGTCAGGGTTACAGATATACATACAACTAAAAGAGGAACCCCCAGTATTGGATATACGTATATGAAGTATCCTTATCAAACTTTTGAACCGGGATATGCCCAAGGAAGCCCAGCAAGAGACCCTCGTACTCTTATTGATTCGGCTATACGAGATGCTGCTAGAGGGTTAATGACTGCTAAATTTACTACTAGGAGAGTATAATGACAACGGATACAAATAGAATATACTCTACTCGTAGACTTGGTATCATCAATGGTCTAGTAGAAAAGTTAAAAGAAATAGATGGAAACGGTGATTTTAATACTGATATCTATCAAAATGTTCATCCTCGGCTCAAGTTTTGGGATGAAGTAGATGAGTTTCCTTCTTTACATTTAAATGCAGGAAGTGAGTTTCGAGACTACCAATCTGGTGGATACAAAGATAGATTTTTAACAGTTACTATACGAGTATATGTTAGAGAAGAAGACTCAGTAGAGGCTTTAGACGAATTACTAGAAGATATAGAAACTGTTATAGAAACTAACTCTCGACTGGAGTATACAGACCGTCGAGGAGATACACAATATACTCAACAAATTAGTATAGTCAGTATTACTACTGACGAAGGAGTACTCGATCCTTTAGGCGTTGGTGAAATAACTTTAGAGGTTCGTTACTAGAAACGACTGGCACGAACAAACGTTCACGTCCTAGTCCTTTCAATATTCATAGGAGATAAACTATGGCACTACATTTTAGCCGCGATACTAAGGTCTTCTGTAAGCAAGGCAGCAACGTGTGGGAGCTTCCAGTATTGGATGGTTTCTCTTTTTCACAAGCTACTAACGCTTCAGAAATTACCTTGAACGAAATGGAGTCCACAGCAGGAACTAGCCGACGAGCACGTCAAATGTTTAACGACTCGTATGCACCTGCAGAGTGGTCTTTCTCAACATACGCTCGTCCAAACAGCGCAGGTCATTGTGCAGAAGAGTGCTTGTGGGCTAATTTTGTAGCTGCTAACTCTTTCACAGCCGACAGTACTCCTGCTAACGCAGGTACTTGGTCTGCGGGCGTAACTGTTTCATCTAATACTCATACTTATGACTTTGATGACTCAAACAAAGCTGCATTAGGTACTTTTGATTTATTCTTTGTACTTGGAGCAACTAGCGATGCTGACGATAACTATACTACTGGTGCAGACCTTACAATTTATAAGATTGAAGGCTGTGTAGGTAATGAAGTTTCTATTGATTTTGATATTGACGGAATTACTACTTTGAACTGGTCAGGTTTTGGTAAGATTATTACTGAAGAAACTACTTTTGACGCTTCTGGGGCTCTTCCTCGTAGCATTGACTCAACAAGTAACTTTATTCGTAATCGTCTTACTACACTAGACATTGGTTCTTCTGTAAGTGGTTCTGCTGTCACATACTTGTTAACTTTGACAGGCGGAAATATTACTTTCTCAAACAATATTACTTTCTTGACTCCAGAAACTCTCGGTATTGTAAATCAGCCTTTGGGTCACGTAACAGGAACTCGCTCTATTTCAGGTAACTTTACTTGCTACCTTGATACAACTTCTAACAAGAGTCGAGATTTGTTTGAGCACGTAATTGAAGCTACAACTACAGTTACAAACTCGTTTGACATGGCATTCAATATCGGAGGAGGTTCAGCACCTAAGTTAGTTGTTGATATTCCTACAGCACACTTAGAAGTTCCAACTCACGCTATTGATGATGTTATCTCAGTAGAAGCAAACTTCCACGCATTGCCTTCAACCATCGACGGCACTAACGAAGCAACCGTCGCGTACACAGGATAATAATAAAAACGTTATTTTTAAGGGGCTTCGGCCCCTTTTATTTTACTCCTGCCAAAAATAACTCTTGACATCTCACCTCCTTTCACCTATAATTACAAGATATAAATTTACACTCTCAAAGGATAAAAAATGAGCGATTCACCTGTTTCTTTAGCGAGTCTAATGACTCCGAGCAAAACTGTATCTATTGACTTTCCCGGATACTCTGGTATGAAAGTTTCTCTTTGCTATTTGGCACGCGAAGAGCTTCTAAAACTGCGTAAAAAATGCGTTAGTACAAAGTTTGATAAGAAGACTCGACAGCCAGAAGAAGTATTAGACGAAGATAAGTTTTTAATAGAATATTGTAAGGCAGTAATCAAAGCATGGTCGGGCTTGAAGTTTTCGTACCTAGAAGAGCTTCTTTTGGTAGATGTCTCGGCTTACGACCCTAATGATGAACTTCCTTACACACAAGAAAACGCAGAACTCTTAATGAAAAATTCAAACGTATTTGATACGTGGGTTACGGAAACTGTAGGTGACCTTGAAAATTTTACTGGGAGCAAGTAGGGGAGATACAATCTCTACTTAAGCGATACGTACAGGAAGAAGATAGTAACTTCGATGTAGAGAGGTACTTGAAACTGTGCGAACAATTAGGGGAAAAACCAGATCCTGCCAAAATGCCGCTCGAACCTTCTGATTTTCCGGAAGAAGTTCAAGTGGCATTTTTTATGTTCAGCTTACTACCAGATCACTGGGAAGGAATGAGCGGAACGTATATGGGAAAATATTGGGATGGTATAGATTACTTTTTTAAACTATACGAAGTTGAGCATCAAAGACAAGTGTTATACTTTATGAAAATATACGAAAGAGAGATAGTTTCATATAGGGCAGAAAAAGCAGAGCAAAAGCGTAAAGCAGACGAACGCAAGGCAAAAAGCGGTGGAAAAAACTACACCCATAATGTGAATGGCTAATGGCATCTAAAAAGATTACTATAGATATTGAAATTAACGGTAAAATGCGTAAAGCAACCGTGTCTGCTAAAAAACTAGCAAATGCTTTACAGCAGACAGAAGAGCACGCAAGAACTACCGACCGTAGACTAAAGGGCGCTTCTCAACAATCGGCAAATGCTACAAAAAACTTTAGTAAAATGGCACAAGGAATTAGTGGTGGTCTTGTTCCTGCTTATGCTACTCTTGCCGCTCAAGTCTTTGCTGTTACTGCTGTATTTAGCTTTTTGAAACAAGCTGCAGATTTTCGTGTTATTCGAGAGTCTCAGATTGCGTTTTCTTCCGCTACCGGTGTAGGTATGCGTACTCTTACCTCAGACTTACAAGCTGCTTCGGGCGCTATGTTGACCTTTAAAGAAGCAGCAACAGGTGCTTCCTTTGGTGTTGCTTCTGGTTTGAGTGCAATGCAAATCACAGATTTTGCGGAAGGCGCTAAAAACTTATCTCTTATTTTAGGAAGAGATGTAACAGACTCATTTAATCGTTTAATTCGTGGTGTTGCAAAAGCAGAACCAGAGCTCTTGGATGAATTAGGTATTACTCTTCGACTAGAAGATGCACAACAAAGATACGCAACTTCTCTTGGAAAAACTGCAAACCAATTATCTAATTTTGAAAAGAAACAAGCAATTGCTGTAAACGTACAACAACAGCTAGACGAAAAAATTAATTCTGCGGCAGAAGGTGCAGAAGTACAAGCAAATGCAATTGCAAAGTTAGGCGTAGCGTTTGATAGCTTATTAAAGCCTATTAATAGCTTTATTTCTGCAGTTGCAGAACCTACAGCAGAGTTTTTTACAAAGAACATTGAGTCTCTTGCAGCTGCTCTTACATTAATGGCAATTCCTATTGTAAAGTCAATTATTCCAAGTCTTGATGACTTTGCAGCAGGTTCAGCAGAAGCAGCAGCTGTTGCTTCAAAAGAAATTGAAAAAGTAAAAAATGAAATCGCAGAACTCGATGTTGCGGCTCAAAAATTAAAAAAATCGGGTGAATCTCCCATTGGAGCTGCTCAAGCTGCTTTATCTGGAGTAAAATCTAAAGGCAAAGGTATTACTGCAATACAAGCAGGACAAAGGCCTGACGATAGAACAATAAAAGCACTACTAAGAGCTGCAGAGAAGGATCAAGGTGCTGTAAAAAAGATGACCCGTACTATGAAAGCACAATATAAAGCTGCTTTACGGGAAATGTTAAATGATACAAAAACTACTACTACTAAAATTACCAACCAAGTTCAAAAAATAGGTAATGCGTGGGATAGAACTTCTAAAAGAACAGAACTTGTATGGAAACAAGCAATGAGTAGAGTAAGTGCTGCGGGTGCAATGGCCGCTCGAGGACTTAATCTTGCTTTTCGTGCAGCAGGTATTATTGGTATTCTTACTTTAATTATTGACTTAGGAAAAGAAGCTGGAAAAATACTCGGAATTATTTCAGAAGATTTAGCTGCAAGAGATTTGCAAGGTAGAATGGAAGCACAAATTCAAGCACTAAAAGACGCCAGTGACCAGTATAAAAATTTAGCTAAAAATCAAAAAGAGTTATTAAATCTTACAGAACAAGATACTCGATTTGCAAATAGAGGTTTAACTGCTGCAACTGTATTCGGTAATTTTGCTGAAATGCAAGCAAAACAAATTTTAACAACATATAACTTGTTAAAAGAAAAATTGCCTGCAATTAAAGAAGATATGTTAGAAATACTAGATACAGATACAGCTGCCCAAAAGAATAGAAAGAAGCGTCTAAATTATATGAAGAGTCGACAAAATGATACTGGTAGAAGGTTAGGTAGTGAAGGCGAGGTAAATAAACAACAACTAAGAGAACAGCTTAAAGGTTTAACTTCTCAGTTCCTTTTAGTAGCAGAAGCTTCTAATCAAAACACAGCACCTTTAAAAGCTTTCTTTGATGCTTTAAATTCTGGTAATGATGTAACTGAAGAACAAATTCAAGAATTTGAAAGATTAGTAGGAACATATACAAATACAGGAGCACAAGCAAAATTTTTAGCTGAACAACAAAATCAAATTAACTCTCAGTTTACTAAAGCAAAGAATTCTTTAACTCAATTTAGGACTTCTGTAACTGGTGTTATTGATTTAATACAAGATCAAATAGCAAATGAAGAAAAATTAAAATTAGACGGGTATCAAGAGCGTGTAAGGCTTTTAACTGAGCAACTAAGTTTAATGGAAAAAATAAGAGAGCTAGAAGTTCAACAAATAATAAGAAATGCTGAAATAGAAAGATCAACTGCACAATTTAGAATGAGACAAGGGGGTATGGTTGCTACTTCTGGAATGATGGATGAAAGAAGAAGAGCTGCTGCGTATGAGACAGCTAATTCAAATGTAATACAAGCAACAGCAGCTCTTGATTTAGCCATGGGAGATGAAAAATCAGACCCTAAAAAGATAGAGTTATTATCTATACAACTTGATACTGCTAAAGCAAAAGCAGAAGCAATGTACTCAGAAATGTTAGAAGGTACTCGTTTACTAAGCGGTGCAGCTCAAGCATTTGAAACTTCTATGACTTCAGCTATTGAAGGAATTATAACTGGTACTATGTCTTTAAAGGATGCATTTAAAAGTGTTGCTACAAGTATTCTTGGAGCCCTTGCTAAAATGATTTCTCAGATGATAGTTTTTAGAATTATGTCTTCAATGTTTCCGGGCATGACACAAACTCCTAGTTATTCAATGATGGAAATGGTACCTAAAGGACGTTATGGAGGAATTATGTCAGACGGCAAAAAAGCCCCCGGTTATGCAGTAGGCGGGGTCGCAAAAGGACCTCAGTCGGGATATCCTGCAATTCTTCATGGAACAGAAGCAGTAGTTCCTCTTCCTAATGGTAAATCAATCCCTGTTGATATGAAAGGAGCAGGGCAAAATAACGTTACTGTAAATGTTTCAATTGATAATCAAGGCAATGCTCAACAAAGTGCTCAAGCAGATAGTACTCAAGGAGCAAATCTCGGGTCAGTTATTGCCGCAGCAGTACAGAAAGAACTCCAGAATCAAAAGAGATCTGGCGGTATTCTGAATAGACACGGAGCAGCATAATGGCAACTTTTAGTTTTACAATTTCTGCAAGCGATGTAAATTCCATAAAAGGAATATCAAATGCTAGTGCTTTTGAAGCCATAGCAGATCGTGGTCTTTCTCGACAGTCTAAGCATAGTGTTCTTACTGCAAAGTTTGGTGACGGATACGAACAAAGAGTATTAGACGGAATTAACTCAAAACAAGATACTTTTAATATAACTTTTAAAGACCGCACCGCAGAAGATATAAATTTAATTGCAGGCTTCTTAGATGACAAGGCAGGAAAAAACTTTAACTTTGTCATAACAGATACTTTTAGTTCCGGAAATCTAACCACAAGCACTTTAAAAGTAGTTTGTGATGGTTATAACGTCAACTATGCTAGAGAAAACTTTCATTCTTTAAATTGTCAACTACGAAGAGTATATGAGCCCTAATCATGACCAATTTAATAGATACAGTACAATTACAAGAAATAGATGACGCATACGTAGAGTTATTTGACGTAACTTTACCAAGTGGAGTAAAAGTTTATTTATTTAATGGACTTGATGATGGTCAAAATAATATTTATTTTCCACAAAAAACTGTTAGTGGAGGAGTATATCCTTTAAAAGAGTATTTTGCAGTACCTATTTCTATAGATGGAGTAGAGATAAACGGAGCTGGAGCAAGCCCTCGACCTTCTTTAAAAGTAGCAAATATTCCTACTCTTATTCGCTCTATTTCAAACAATGAAGACGGAACAGATGATGAAGAAACTCTATATTCTATACTTGTAGATGAAGGTTTGTCAAAAAATGAAGACTTGTTAAATACTCGAATAGAGTATAGGAGAACTTTACTTTCTAATACTTATTCTTCTACAGACTCAAATCCTTCTTCTTCTCCGGTAGAGTTTCCAAGCCACATTTATGTAATTGATAGAGTAGCAAGCGAGGATAATATTCTTGTAGACTTTGAACTCGCAAGTCCAATTGATGTAGAAGGAGTTAAGGTTCCTGGAAGAATTGTTATAGGACGATACTGTGTTTGGCGATATCAAGGCGGTACTTTAAATAATGAAGGTGGGTGTAACTGGCCTTTAAGTGGAAACGGAAGATTTTTTGATGAAAAAGATCAGCTAATAACAAGAAGTATTTCTAGTATAAATACTTGGTCTAACTCAGCTACCTACAATGCTAATGATAGAGTAAAAACAATTACTGATGGGCACACTCAAATATGGGAAGCCCTTAGAGCAGTACCTGTAAATAAAAATCCTGTTACAAATCCTTCCTACTGGAAAAGATTGGATGTATGTTCAAAGACTCTTACAGGGTGTAAAAAACGTTTTCAAGGAAATAATAGTGATGATACATTAAACACTGCTGTTTCTTTACCTTTTGGCGGATTCCCAGGATCGAGAAAGTTTAAGTGATAGACTTAATACAAGAACATTTTGAAAAAGAATACCCTAAAGAAGCGTGCGGCGTAATAGGAATTGTAAAAGGTAAAAAACGTTTTTATGCTTGCGAAAATGTAGCAGAAGGAAATGAAGATTTTATTATGTCTTCTACTGACTACATGAAATATAAAAGAAGTATGGATATTGTAGGAATTGTTCACAATCATCCAGATTCAGATAATACTCCTAGTCAAGGAGATATAGATAATTGTAATGCTTTAGGAATACCCTACTACATATTTAGTTATCCTGAAATGGAACTAAATATATTAGAACCTAGAGTAAATGTTAATCCTTTACTAGGAAGAGAATACAAATTTGGAAGCGCAGACTGTTTCGAAGCTATGAGAGACTGGCTTGCTTCAGAAAATATAGAGATACCTCCAAGAGACCTTTTTGAAGATGATTGGTGGGAAAAAGGACTTAACTATTTTACAGAAGAAAATATTAAAAACTGGAACCATAAAAAAGTAGATAGTCCACAGAAAAATGATGTTTTAATTTTTCAAATAGAATCAGATGTACCAAACCACTGTGGTGTATATCTAGGAAATGACGTATTTTTTCATCACGCAGTGCACAGGCTTTCTTGTAGAGAATCATTATATCCTTTCTGGAGAAAGCATATTGTAGGAATTTATAGATATGAAGCGTAAAGTATATTTAGAAGGAGAAATGGGTAGTCGATTCGGCAAAGAGTTTAATATTGCTGCAGAATCTTTTACGGATGTTTTTCGGTGTTTAAAGTGTAATTTTAGTGGATTCATGCCTTATCTTCAGGAGTGTCACGAAAAGAATATTGGTTTCATACTCGAAGTGGAAGGAAAACCTATTAAGCATGAGTCAGAAGCCCTTCTCATATACAAAGAAGGAGATATGATTATTACTCCTGTACCTGCAGGTTCTAAAAGTGGCCCAGCAAAAATATTAGCGGCTGTAGCTGTTACTGTGATGACGGCAGGAATGGCAGCTGCTTTTGCTCCTGGTGCTGTAACTGCTGCATCTGTTGCCGCAGGGGGTATTCCTATTTATACTACTGGTTTTATGAGTGCATTTGGAAGCGGTGCTGCTTTTGGAGCTAGTTTGATGGGCGCTGCAAGCACTCTTCCCGGTTTGATTGCTTTAGGTGTAGCAGTAAACCTTGCAATGACAGGAATTCAACAAATGATGGCACCTGATCCTTCTACAGATACACAAGAAGATGAAAGTTATATTTTTCAAGGATCTAAACAAAATATTTCAGAGGGAGATCCGGTTCCTGTTTTATACGGAGAACTACGTATTCCAGGAAGAACAGTAAGCTTTCATACAAGAAGTGAAAGAAATCAATTTTACAATCAAGATCAAAGAGCAACCTCAAATGAAAGCAATGGACAAACTTATGACCAAGCTGGAGGGCAAGTTTCCGGAGGCAGTTCAGGAGGCGCAAGCGCTCCTATGGGTGGCTCGGGTACAATAGATTGGTCAGTACTAGAGAGTTCGTTAGGAAGATAAGATGGCAGCAAAATATGGAGTAAGTTCACAAAATATATCTAGAACAGACGTGCTCTGTGAAGGGCCTGTGCGCGGTTTAAAAAACGGAGAAGCTTCAATATTTTTTAATGATGT